ATGGCTGAAATTGAACTCGTAACTGAAGCGCAGGTAATGAGCAAGCTGAGGGTCACATCAAGAACGACAATCAGGAATTACACGGAAAAAATGGGATTCCCTAAGCCGATTCGAAGCAGGCCAAAACTTTATATACTTGCAGAAGTTGATAAGTGGATTTTGAATGGTGGCGTGAACCAGAGGTGAGCATCTCGGGTTCACGCAGAAAAGAGTTATTTACGCCTGCATTGCGCGGTGCACCGCTTTGCTTTCCTCTCTTTGCTGATCGATGTAATCAGCAAGGTCTGCGATATGTACCATTCGCGGAGCCTTCTGGCTTTCCGCAGTTCTGAATGTTGGGATTGGCAATCTGTTTTCCGACGCCTTCCGTTCAGCGGTTGCCGACTTCATGCCAAAATATTTCTCGCATACCTGGCTAAGTGGAACGGTTGCCGTCTCATATTCAGCCATCAATAAAAACATTGTATTCATATTCTTCTCCACACATTCCTGCTGCATCAGGATTTTAATCAATGTGACATGTCACACGTTAAGTTTTGTTTCGTGCCAGCCCAGCCGAACCCAGCAGGCTGACTCTTCTTTCAATGGGCAATCCTGCACAGGAAGATTGTCACCACACTTACCGCACTTGCGCTTACTCATCGCCCTGAACCGGCTACGGACCCGTGCATTGTCCTGGCGGATTAACAGCGCTATGTACTCGTTCAGCTCATACGGTTCACGACCGGGGCGGCGTGCGGCGCAGTTCTGCGCCAGCATCTCCAGTTCCTGACTATCCAGCGCCAGCTCCAGCTTTTTACCACCGGCAGCGGCCTGTCTGGCACGCTGCGCTGCTTTGCGTTCGGCGGGTGACTTTGCCATTATTCAGCACCTCTACAAACAGGGCATGAGTTATCAGCCATTGAATATGGAAAGCTGCTATCCAACTCATCGCACCATTGAAGATGTTCGTAACACCAGAATGGCTCCCACGGCATCCGGTAATACTTCATCTGACAAGTAATGAGGTAAGGGACTGGCAAGGGCGGCAGTTCTTCGGGATCAAGCTTGTCATTCAACTCGCGTTCTGCCCGCGCCAAAATTTTTTTTAGAGCCTGATTATCCTTTTCCAGCTCATCAACCCTGGCTTGCAAATCCGCCTTGGTGAACATCACTCACCCTCCACCTGATAACCGGCTGCGCGGATGACTTGGAAAGCACTATTGGAAATTAATAACGGCGCTCCCTCTTCATCATAAATCACACTGTTTAACCAATCTGACCATGCAATCTGACATTTCATCCGCTGGCTTTTGCTGATGTCGGTAAATCGGATATAAACCCAATCACAGGGAGCTGAGTCCGGCTGCGAGGTCAGAGCGGACAGCGCGATACGCATGGCGTTTAAGTGCATTGCACTGTCTGAGTCCAGCCCGAAAGGAATTTCATCGGACACATTTTGCAGCTCATCAATCTGAGGTTTTAGCCACTCAATCAGCGCCTGCTTCTGCTCTTCGGTCATGATGGCTCTCCTGCGCGGAGTTGGGCGGCATTGATCGCTTCGCGAACTACCGGCCTGTAGTAGTGATGGAATGCCATGGTCAGCCCCAACTTTGTTGCGGACTGATTCTTTTCGCTGAGCAGCCCCAGTCGCATGCAGATGGTTGTTGCTGTCCATCCTGAGTGATACCCGGCAGCACGCTTCATCACTGTTTCTGCAAGGATAGTGCGGTAGTCATCCCGGCCGAAATTGGTATTCTCAAACGCTTTTGCAATGACCTCATCGGTCAGGTGCTTATCGCAGACAATAGCCATCACTCACCATCCTTAACCCATGCATTCCAGATACAGCCCGCTGGCAATCAGACGGGCGCGGCGTTTTGCTGCTTCACAGTGGCGCTTCTTTGCCTCTTCAGAGCAGTCATTCCTGTGGTTGATTACCATTGGCTTACATGGCGGGGGAGCAACACGGCGCGGATTTCTGACCAGGGCGTAAGAGCGGTCAATTGATCCGCCACCGAGACAAACCTGATTGGATGCCTCAACCTGAAGTGTTTCACCACCACGGCGCATGATGTGAAGGACTAAACGATTAAACTCGCTCAGCGTCATACCGAGTTGCTGCGCCAGCTCCCGACCCGTTGCCGGGCCTTTGGATAACTGCCAGGCAAGCTTTTCGCTGAATCCGGCGTTAGGGCCATTGCTGCGGCGAAATTGGGCGACCTTTTTCATGACACCACCTTCAGCGTTACCGTACGTGAGCGGAGTAAATCCATTTCCATTTGGGAAATGAGGTTGATCGCTTGTGAGGTGCCAGGCAGCTGTTGATTACCCATAGTTGACACAGCCCGACGCGCCTCACCGAGTGCTTCACCGCGCAGTGTTCGAATCCACTGGTCACAGGCTGGCGTAGCAAGCGCTGCATTCAGGTCATCAATCAGGGTCATATCAGCCCCAGCAACCTGAAGCGCGTTGATGGTGTCAGGCAGAACGCTGTTGATACGCAGTACCTCTGCAGCCATCAGATTGGCGCGAACGGTGGCAACGTCGAGACGCGACGACAGCTCAGTCACCATCTTTGCCATTTCGATAAGAGGAGTATCCATCCCGATGTTCTTAGCGAACTGGTGGCCTGCAGCGACGACTTCTTTATTGGATTTGAAATGATGCATGTCATCGCCCTCAGTGAATGGTGATGGTGCTGTTAAGGCGCTCAGCTTCGTTCTGCGCCTTAATTGGATTGGTGACTACTGAGCCGTCAGGCAAAATCCAGCCATTCAGGATATGGCTATAGGGCAGGGTGATAATGCCTACGGTTATATGGTCGTTCGGCTTTTCCATGAAATTCTCCACACACGATTTTTGGTTGCATGAATCCCTTGCCAGTGATGGCAATAAAAAACTTTTGGGATTCGTTTAAGTTGGCTGGTGGGTTACTGCAATAACCCACAGCCCGATTACTCCACACACTTGAAAGGTTGCTGCGGTGCCGGGTGCCTCCCGGTGCTCTGGTCAGACTGACAAACACCAGAGCGGAAACTCTTAGACTGTGTGCAATCTTTGTCAGTCTTCCGCGCGCGCTGGCCGCATTCACCACAATCAAAAAGAGCGGTCCGCCTGCACCATCTTTTGCCCAGCCCGATCGGGATTCGGTTTTTGTGCTGGTCGCAGGATTCAGTTTTTCACGCCCGCGCTCTTTGATTGTGGTGCCGGTTACCCCATCCGGCGCAGGCACTGATGGTCAATTAAGACTGAACCAGCCTGCGGTTTAATGCTGTGGCGGCGACCCTTACATGTCGCAGTAACGCCGTTTCCCTCCAGTCCGCGCTCTGACTGTTACCCCTGCGTAACATGAAACGTTACCGGGCTTTAATCACCACAACGAAAAGGACACTTACTCCACGTCTCTAAAGCGTTCGAAAACACCCGCTTTGCAAATGTCCTTGTCGTTGTGAAAAAGGGCGGTTAAACAAACCTTCATGAGTAACCGCCAACACAGCAATTCCGTACTCTTAAAGCGCTGGTCCGCGAACCACGTCTTCAACATCACACTGCACACTCACCACACCGGCATCACCACAACAGACAACATCAGCATCTGGGAAGAGCCTCAAAAACGTAATCAGGTCCCGAACCGATGTGTTCGACATGTTCTTAATCATTTTCACGGTATACCCCGCAAGCATTCGATGAGCTAAATATACTTACGAGTATATGGATAGTAAATACTCAAAGGTAAAGTAATTGTACTTGTGGGTATATTTAATTGAAAGTTATAGAGATTTATTTTTAGAGGGGCGGGAGCAGGAAACAAAAAACCCGGCAATTGCCGGGTCATCGAAAGGGCTTATGAGTGGTTAAGGAAGATTGGTAACTTTTGCATCAACAACAACACCAATGATTCGACAATTGCCATCAATTTCAGTCATAGGGTATTGAGGATTAAGTGGTTTCAAAAATTTACGACCGGCATCGACTACAAGCTTTTTGAAAGTTGCTTCATTCTCACTATCAAGTTTGGCAACGACCAGCTTGCCATTCCTTGCTTCAATTTCCGGATCAATAAGTATGGCCATACCTTCAGGAATGCTAAGCCCAGCAGGCGCAGTCATCGAGTCACCCTTAACATCAAGCCAGAATGAATTCTCTGAACAATCAACGGTTGTTTCATACCAACGGTCTACACCCTTGGGGTGATAAGGCTCTATCGCTTCCATCCATTGTCCTGCACTAACCCAGCTTATGACTGGGAAGCTTCCTTTAGGTTCGTTCGGGCCTACATAGGTGACGTTGGATTCTGCTGACTTCGCTAATCCATCCAGCCACCCACGACTTAATTTTAGTGAATCTTCAATCTGGCGAGCTGATTGTTCACCGATATTACGTTTGTTCGCTTTTCCTGGTGGATAAAGCATCCGAGAAACAACAGTCGCATCAAGGCCTGCCGCTTCAGCAAATTTCTTTTGTGTCTCGAATCTGTCAACAAGCTCCTGAAGCTTAAGTCGCCGGATTTCAAAAACGTCTTTGTCGGTATCGATTTTCATACCCGGATCATACGAAAAATTACTCACAGGTAAATGACCTTCAGGTATTGAATAAAATATACTTGCAGGTATACTCCCATCATCAACAACAGGAGGCTCCATGGAAACGTTAAGAACGTATCTGAATGGCCTTGCGCTGGGTAGACAACGAGAGTTCGCCGTCAAATGCGAAACCACGATTGAATATCTCCGCAAGGCAATTAGCAAAGGGCAGAAGCTCGGTCCGGCATTGTCAGTTCTCATCGAAATTCACTCAGCTGGTGTAATTAGCAGGAAAGACCTTCACCCAGCTGACTGGATGAAAATTTGGCCGGAATTGAATTCTAAAGCTACTGCGGCATGACCGTAACTACAACGGACGATAAGAAATGGTAGACACAATCAACACAGCAATCCGACTGATGTGCAAAGCACACAGAGCAGGTCGTTTAGGTATGGCCGATGACTTAGGCATGACCATCGATCAGTTTCACAACCACATGTACCGCAAGTGTGGCAGTCGTTTCTTCACCCTGGATGAACTCATGAAGATGGAAGATTTATCCGGCACTGCATGCCTGGCAGACTTTTTCGCGACACGTCACGGGAAGCTGCTGGTGGATGTATCTGCAGTGAAAGAGGTGGATAAGGTAGATCTGTATGACATCGAAATGAAAGCGAGTGCAGCAGCTGGTGAGTTAGCAATCGCCAAAATTGCTGCAGCGTCTGACGGTGTGATCGACAGCAAAGAGCGCAAAACCCTGTCCGCATTGTTCCACACCAAAATGCGCCACCAGATTCATGGCTTTCTGGGGTTCATGGCGCTGTATGGCGTCGGTGTTGCTGAGCATTCTGTAGATATTTTCGTGGCGAACGGCAGGAAGATTGATGCGTCAGGCGTGCAGATCGAAGCGCAGGACATTTGAAATGAAAAGTTTTTTAAGCCCCAAAAAAGTGACGCCCAGGGATTGCAGCCCTGAGCGTCGGTCGCGACTAAATCAACGTGTGTGGAGAATCAATCGCATGTCCATTGTAAGCCAAACCAAAGCAGTTGGGCAATTCCGTTGCCGTCTTATTGCTGGCGTCCCTGTCTATGAGCAAATCATACCGACCGCAGGTGGCCCTAACAACTACCAGACAACTACTCGTCTGGTAGTTGAGTCCGCGTGGAAGACTTTCTACCGCCGTCCGGCGCAGTCAGGTGTGAATTGATGGAAAACGAGATCATTAAACCCTGGGTGGAACGCTACAAAGACCCGCGCGGCGTGGTTGTGGAGACGGTTGGTGTAGACGTGGTTAATCATCGCGTGATTTACATGCGCCCGAACTATCCGCATCCATGCATGCAGCCCCGCGTTCTGTTCAGCCAGAAGTTCAGGAAGGTGGCGTCATGAGTTTATTGCTTAAGGTTAAGCCTCTGGTCATTAGTCCAGCCCTTGCGCAGCGCATTGGGCTGAATGAGGCCATTGTGCTGCAACAGATTTGCTACTGGCTGGAGGACACCACTTCAGGTGTTGAGCATGACGGCAAACGCTGGATTTACAACACCATTGAAGACTGGAATGAGCAATTCCCATGGTGGTCGTCAGATACGGTTAAACGTGCTCTGACCTCGCTTAAGAAAAGCGGACTCATCTATGTTGAGCAGCTGAAAAAGACTCAACATGATCGCACCAATTTTTACGCTATTAACCACGCAAACCCACTGTTGACCGATGAGGGCAAATTGCCCTCATCGAAGGATGCAAGTTGCACTCATCGAAAAGGGCAAGCTGCACCTATCGATAATGGCATTTTAACCCCATCGATGGGGGCAAATTGCCCTCGTCTTACAGAGATTACAACAGAGAATACTACAGAGATTACTACAACCCCTTCTTGTCAGGTTGCGGGGCAACCCGACCATGCCCCTGATGCAAATCAGGCTGCTTTCACTGTGTTAGAGCATCTGGTGCGTGCCTCTGGCCTGCGCTTTCAGAAATCAAAATCATCGCTGGGACCTATTCGAGGTCGTCTGTCTGAAGATTTCACTGTTGATGAGCTGATCCTCACCGTCGATTACTCAATTGCTAAGTGGGGTGCAGACACCAAAATGCGTGAATACGTGCGACCGGAAACCATTTTCCGCCAGGGTAAGTTCCCAGGCTATCTGGGTTCTGCCCAGAAATGGGACAAGGCGGGCCGTCCGAAATGTGTCAACGGTAAATGGCAGCGAGATGTTATGGCCATCTCATCAATGGACTACGCGATACCTGACGGCTTTCGCGGCGCATAAGGGGATAGAGCGATGATTAACCACGAATCAAAAATTCTTGAACTGATTACCCGCAATGGCCCGCTGAAGGTCCGCGATCTCTGCAAGCTCACTGGCCTGCATGAAACTTCAGTGAAGCGCTTTATCAAACCGTTGTTCACCAGGGGGACTCTCAAGCGTGCCAGCGACTGGAGTTATTCGATCAACACCGCTCCGGTGCCAGAAGAGAGCGAAAAGCATCGCCAGCTGGCGAAGCAGGCTACCGAACTGGAGGCTAAAGGGTTCTGGCTGCGTGCTGCACAGGTGTGGCGTGAAGCGATGCTGGTGGCCCGGTTCGATGCATCCCGCAATGAAGCCATAGAGAACTGCGACCGCTGTGCCGCAAGAGGCTCACTTAACTGTGGCAGCTATGGCGGGCTTGATACAGGCCGTATTGGCGAAAGCTTCCTGAGTGAGGATCGCCAATGAAAGCGCACCTGAAGAGCCACTACCAACGCAATGAGATTTTCTACCAGGCCATCCGCACCGCAGCGGTGATGATTGCCGCCCTGATTATTGTCCTGACATGGGAGCTGACCACAGCATGAGCACATTAGCGCGCATTTACGACGACAAGAAAAATAGCGATACCGATATCACCACCCGTAAAACTTACCTGCTGGGCGTTGATGAGCTGTATGTAGAAACTAATTACAACATCCGTGATATCGATCAAACCCATGTCGAGGAGTTCCGCGACGCCTTTATCGCCGGTGAGCATGTGCCTCCGCTGGCTGTTAAGGTCACCGAGAAGGGCATTAAGATCATCGATGGCCATCACCGGTATTACGGCGCGAAGCTGGCTCAGGAAGAGGGCTATACGCTGCGCCTTGAGTGCAAAGACTTCGTGGGGAGTGAGGCGGACAGCGTGGCGTTCATGGTCACCAGTAGCCAGGGACGTGCCCTGTTGCCGCTGGAGCGGGCAGCAGCCTACCAGCGCCTCGTTAATCAGGGATTAGAGCCAGCAGAAATTGCCGCCAAGGTGAAACGTTCGATCACCGATGTTGAGCAACACTTGCAGCTGCTGACCGTTGGCGAACCTCTGATTGAGATGGTGAAATCCGGCGAAGTGGCCGCAACCACAGCAGTAGCACTGCAGCGCGAACATGGTGTTAAAGCCTCATCCATTGCTCAGGAGCAGATGCAGAAGGCGAAAGCGGCAGGGAAGAAGAAACTGACTAAGACCGATGCTATGCCGCAGTTCAGTGCTGCCCAGGCACGTAAGCTTGCAGAACTGATTGCTAAACATTCTCAGACAGAACAGAGCGATGAGGGCGCCCGCATTACGCTGACGTTTGAAACTGACCTGCAGGCGGCTGAGCTGATGGATATTATCCTGATCGCCAAAGAGCACTACGGCGTGACTCAATCAGTAAGCGAACAACCGGCCCCGGTTAAGTCAGAGAGCGGCGATGGTGATGACCTGCCGCTTCTAAAACACGAAATCCTTGAGCAAAGCGGTGTAGAAGCGTGGGCGTGCGTTATTGCCGCGTTCAAAATGAAAGCTGAGTACACCTACAACGAATCAAAGTACGCGCATACCTGGGCGGCGGACTCCGTTGAGAACCCTACCTGTGTGACAGTTCCGGCAGAGACCATTGCTAAAGCGGTGCGCCTCATCAAAGAGCATCATGACGATCTTGAACTGAAGCTGTGGGTGTCAGAGCAGTACGATGATCCAGAGCTGGCAAAGGAACAGTTGCAGCGTTTTTCAGCGGTGCTGATTGACGTTCGCCAGGACAGGCCGTGCACGGTTCAGGAGTTTATCGCGCTGGTGGAGCAGACTAACCGTGATTGCTGGTCAAACATCCGCATGCTGCGTCAGGCCGTCCGTGAGTTAGCGGGAGAAGGCGTAACCACTCAGGTCTGGCCTATTGAGGTAAACGCAGTATTCAGCCAGATAAAATCTTCCTCGGACCTGCCCGTTGAGGAGCAGCGTGAACTGAAAAGCAATATTAACCGCATGCTACTGGAGAAAATGACGCACGCGGAAATCATTGCAACGGTCACGCAGTTGCCACTTTCACTGGAGGCAGGGAAATGAGAGAGATCATCGTAGATAATTTTGCTGGTGGTGGTGGCGCGAGTACTGGTATTGAGATGGCTATTGGTCGCAGTGTTGATATCGCAATCAATCACGATGCAAACGCCATCGCTATGCACACTACAAACCATCCCCAGACGCTGCACTATTGCGAGTCAGTGTTTGAGGTTGACCCGGTAATGGCGACCGCTGGGGCACCGGTTGGTCTCGCCTGGTTCTCTCCTGATTGCCGCCATTTCAGCAAGGCGAAAGGCGGCAAGCCGGTCAAAAAAGAAATTCGCGGTCTGGCATGGGTGGCAATTCGCTGGGCGCTGGATACAAAATTTCGTGTGGGCATGCTGGAAAACGTCACAGAATTTCAGACATGGGGGCCGCTGCTGGAGGGTGAGGCGCAGCCAGACCCAGCCAGGGCAGGTGAGACGTTCGCCGCTTTTGTTGGCATGCTGAGCACTGGCATTGCAGCAGATCATCCGGCACTGGATGAGGTGTGTGAATGCCTACAGCTTGATCGTCATGGTCCTGAAATCACTCGCCTGATCCGGGGGCTGGGTTATACAGTTGAGTTCCGAGAACTGCGCGCCTGTGACTATGGCGCGCCCACTATTCGCAAAAGATTTTTCATGGTGATGCGCTGCGACGGACAGCCGGTGACATGGCCTAAGCCAACTCACGGAGACCCGCAAAGCCTTGCTGTGCAATCTGGCAACCTCAAGCCGTGGCGTACAGCTGCTGAGTGTATTGACTGGTCTCTGGAGTGCCAGAGTATTTTTGACCGCAAGAAGCCGCTGGCTGAAAACACGCTTCGCAGAATTGCCAGAGGCATTCAGCGTTTTGTTATCGAAAATCCGGCACCGTTTATCGTCAAATGCAACCACACCAGCACCAAAACCAAATATGACTGTTTCCGTGGGCAGGCTCTGACTGAGCCGCTGCAGACCATTACGAAAACGCATGGTTACGCCATCGTTACACCGCACCTTACGAAATTCCGTACTGGCGCAACCGGTCAGGAGGTAACTGAACCAATGCCAACAGTTACTGCCGGCACATCAAAACGGCCAGGCGGCAACGGTCACGCGCTGGGAGTTGTTGAGGCAAAACTGACCCCGTTCATATCTCGTCAGTTCGGTAACAGCATCGGCCATAAGCTGAACGAACCACTGGCAACGATAACTGCTGGTGGCGGTGGGAAAAGCGCCCTGATCAGCCCGACGCTTATTCAGGTTGGCTATGGCGAACGGGAAGGGCAAGCACCCCGGGCGCTGGATATTGGAAAACCGATGGGAACGGTCACAGCCGGTGGTAATAAATTTGCTCTGGTTTCGGCGTTCCTGGCAAAACATTTTGGTGGCAACTATTCAGGCCCGGGCGCGTCGATGGATGCGCCTGTGCATACGGTTACGACTACTGATCATCATGCGTTAGTGACCAGCAGCCTGATCAAATTTCGTGGCACCAATACAGGACAGCCAACCGACACACCACTGCACACAGTGACAGCCAGTGGCACTCATTTGGGCGAGGTTCGGACATTTCTGTCAGAGCACACCAGTGATCACCATGAATCTCCGGGCCTGGTGAACATCGATGGCATTACCTACCAGATAGTGGACATTGGCATGCGTATGCTGCAGCCGCATGAGCTGTACGCCGCTCAGGGTTTCCCGTCCTGGTATGTCATAGACCGCGATTACATGGGCAATAAATTTGCGAAAGACAAACAGGTAGCGCGTTGTGGTAATGCTGTGCCGCCGCCATTTGCAGAGGCATTAGTGCGCTCAAACCTCCCTGAGATGTGTCTGGGCAGTAAAGGAGCGGTTGCATGAAGTTAATCCTCCCGTTCCCGCCAAGCGTTAACACGTACTGGCGTAACACCAGAAAGGGAGTATTGATCAGCGCCTCCGGGCGCTGTTTCCGCTCCAACGCATTTGCTGCTGTTCTTGAGCAGCTAAAGCGCCGGCCACAGCCGATTACAGTGAATGTGCAGGTTACTGTGCTTCTGTTCCCACCAGATAAACGCCAGCGTGACCTTGATAACTACCTCAAAGCATTATTCGACAGTCTCACGCATGCCGGTGTGTGGGGCGACGACAGCCAGATAAAACGATTCTCGGTAGAGTGGGGCGCAACGACGAAGAAGGGTAAGGCCGAAGTAACGATCACGCCTTTTGAAGTGGTGGCCGCATGAGAGCATTACTTACGCCAGAGGTAGCCCCGCGCACCGGGATTGTGTTGCTGAAGCCAGGACCAGACCTGTTGAAGCTGTTTAAGGGCAGGGTGGTGATAAGCACACCGACAATGGATATGGCAGACCTGCCATCAGGGCGGCTGAATGACGGCACACAGCCGTTACTTGATGAACCCTCACTGATTCCCTTCTTCAGTCACGAACGCGTGATAAAGGCCGCTGGTGGACCGAATGCGCTGGCATCCTTCGTCCAGTCCTTCGGGTGCTGCCAGTGGGAGCAGTTGGATGTGTGGCATCACCATGAAATCACAGTGTCAGAAATCGAAAACGGCCTGGTGTCTCTTTGCTATAGCCACGATAATGAGTTCAGGGAAAACGGCGTACCCGGTAACCTGGAGAATATCGCCAAAGGTAATACCGCACTCTGGATAATCAGGGCTGCATGCAGTCAGATGGCGCTAAATGGTGACCACCAACTGACTCTGCCGGAACTGTGCTGGTGGGCAACCCTGAATGATGTGATTGACCTGATACCGGAGGCACCGGCGCGGCGCGTTCTGCGCATGCCGAAAGAGTCAAACTATGCAGGAGAGACCAAAGAGTCTCATATCGTTGCAGAGCGCCCGGCCAGAGAGGTTATTCAGGACGCAGCGCAGATCGTCAAAAAGATAATCAGCCTCCATGCAGACCCGGAATCACCAGAATCATTCATGAAGCGGCCCAAGCGTAAGCGCTGGGAAAGTGAAAAATACACACGATGGGTAAAGTCGCAGACTTGCGCATGTTGCGGCATACAGGCTGACGATCCTCATCACATCATCGGACACGGACAGGGGGGAATGGGAACGAAGGCGCATGATTTATTTGTGATACCGCTATGCAGAGCGCATCACGATGAACTGCACCGGGATATGAGAGCGTTTGAAGCGAAATACGGCAGTCAGATAGAGCTGCTGTTCAGGTTCCTCGATCACGCGATTGCAGTCGGAGTGATTGGGACAGACAAAAAATAAAGTGTGTGGAGAAGGTGAGTATGAAAATTGAATCGGCGCTGAAGCACTTCAATCCGAAGAGCCTGCAGATTAGTGACTCATCCCGTGCTACGGGAAGTGAGGGGCTTACGGGTACAGACCTAATGGCCGCTATCGGGATGTGTCAGTCAAAGTCTCCGATGGGGATTGCAGCCGTTCTGGCTAAGTCCGGGGTCAGCGAAGGGGATAAAGATCGCGTTATAGGTCTGCTTATGGTGCATGCCCGGCGCATAACACCAAAGCTCGTTCTGAAAGCAGCTGGCTCAAAGCTGCCTTCCTGTATCAGAGTTCTTTCCAAGCTGGCATATGAAGATTATGTCCGCTCTGCATCAACTACCCACTCATGCCCCGACTGTGATGGCCGTGGCATTATGAACAGCATTGAGTATGTGATGGTTCACCCTGGCTGCTCAACGCCTGATAACGATAATTACGTTCCTCCAAAATACAGGCTGGATACGCTGGAAAAGATGTGCGTGACATGTCACGGCAAAGGCGCAGTGACAGAGCGGTGCCGGTGCAATGGTACTGGCCGCGTGCGTGATATTGAGATGTCCAGGCAAACTAATTCCATCGTTGAGAAGAATTGTGATCGGTGTGGTGGCAGAGGATTTGCGCGCTCGCCCGGTACAAAAGCATTCAGAGCCATCCGGGTGCTGATTCCTGACCTGCAGGAGAGAACTTGGAACCGCAACTGGAAGCCTTTCTTTGACGCGCTGGTGGCTAAGCTTGAGTATGAAGAGTCTCACGCTGACCAGACCTTCCAGAAAATTACACGTGCATAAAAGTACCAGACCCAAAGATAACTGTTGCTTTTGTCCGGGAATGGATTAATATCTCCTCATAGTGGGGATTTTATGAGTCTTCCGCACTAAAAAGAATTATCTGATTCGCTGATTGCGGGTCAGTTGCATATTAAGTGGATGTCCGAAAGCCTCGCAGCCTCACCAGCTGGCGGGGCTTTTTTATTGGCTTATCCCCTGAAAGGGATGAGTAAAAGATTATCCCTTGTAGGGGATAGAAAAATTACCCCTGTTGCCGACGGGCAAGGCAGTTACCGCTATTGCGTCAGGGTTTCCATTCAAAGAGGTCGCCAAAGAGCGGCCTTTTTTCGTTTTTGCGCACGCCAATCAGTCTCCACACACACTTTTGACGCCGTGGTGTTGCGCAATTTTCTTCTGACTACCGACAGCACCGACCGTAATCACGGAGGTGATATGAGTATCGATATGAGCAAACTGGCATCAGGCGCGGCATACGGCGCATCTGCCGGGACAATTGCTAACGGTCTGCTGACCAGGCTGAGTCCCGATGAATGGAGTGCTGTTGGCGTCCTGGCCGGTATTCTGGTGGCGCTGTTCACTCTAGGCATCAACTGGTATTACAAGCGAAAGGCTACGCTGGCGCAAATCAAAGCCCTTCAACGCTGGCCTACCGCGGCAGCCATCAACGAGGATTAACCCATGGCTATGTCAAACAGCCTGCGCAATAAGCTTATTGCTGTCGCGGGTGGCGGAGCTATGGCTATCGCTACGGTGTTCCTCGGTGGTAAAGATGGGGTAGAGGGGAGGGTGTACGAGCCTTACAAAGATGTGGCAGGCGTCTGGACTGTCTGCGACGGACACACCGGCACCGACATCATCAAAGGCAGGAAGTATACCGACCGAGAATGTGATCGCCTGATTTGGAATGACCTGAAGCCCGTTAAAAAGACAGTCGATTCACTGGTTAAAGTCCCGCTCGGTGAGTATCCGCGAGCAGCGCTTTACAGCTTCACGTACAACGTAGGCACCAGTGCCTTTTCAAAATCCACTTTACTGAAGAAGCTCAACGCGGGTGATCATGAGGGTGCGTGTGAGGAATTGCGCCGTTGGGTATATGCCGGTGGTATGAAGTGGCGCGGGTTGATGAACCGGCGAGACATGGAGCGCTCATTGTGTCTGGCGGAGAGTGTCGATGACCTTAAAGGCTAAAGCGATCACTGCACTCATCCTGCTGGTTCTGCTGCTACTAGCCACCTCAGTAGCATTCGCGCTTTATTACCGAGGCAATGCCATTGACTACAAGGCGCAGCGTGACACGGCAAGCAGCAGCCTAAAGCTGGCTAATGACACCATCACTTATATGCAGACGAGACAGCGTGATGTGGACGCGCTTGATGCGAAATACACCAAGGAGCTGGCAGATGCCAAAGCTAAGCTTGATTCTCTTCAGCAGTGCGTTAGTTCTGGTAAATGCGGGCTGCGCCTCAACGCAATCTGCCCGAAAGGTAACGCCTCCGGCACCACCGGCGTGGATGATGCAGCCAGCGACCGACTTACTGACGCATCTCAACGGGATTATTTCACCCTCAGAGAGCGAATCGAGCTCGCCGGAAAGCAAATAGCCGCTTTGCAGCAATATATCTATGAGCAGTGTTTGAGGTAGCCATGGCAGTATTTTTCGGCAGGGTTAATAAGAGCGAATGGGAGCATACCGGCCTGTTCGCCAACATCGTTCCGGTTTACTTACGCAATATGGAATCAGGCGAACCTGATGTGTGCGCTGCTAACGGTGTGCCTGAGTGGTTCTTTGACCTGATCACACTGCTGGCCTGTTACATGCCACTGCCATATGAAGGCTTCATGTTCACGCACGTGAAGCCAATCCAGCCAACTGAGAAGGCCAAAACATTATGAGCGAAGCAAAACCGCAGGACGGCAGCACAGTAAAGGGGTATCGGACCCTTTCCGAGCAAGATATTGCAGAGATGAATAGCCTCAAGGCATTAAGTCGTCAATTTATCTCGCATCTTGATCGGCTAAAGCACGACTCAGACGCAGACCCTCGCTGGATTGCCCAGGCAAAAACATCAATGCAGCACGCCTGCATGTTCGGCTGCCGTGCAGTTGCTCAGCCGGACGATGATTGCTGAGTTCATCACAAGGCGCATTTACGAGTGCGCCTGATGATGATTACTTTAGGTGCATGAAAATCAGCGTGACTATGCTGTTTATGGTTGGTGCATAGGCGATAGCTAAGATAATCCAGTCATGGTGCATTAAAACCTCCTCAATAGATTTTCTGAATGAAAGCTTCGTGTTCTATTGTGAGTGAAAATATCAAAACCTCATTTGTCTCCTATAAGACACAAAATAGACCTGGCAGCCACGCGGTGAACGTTTCATTTGCAAGATTCTCAACTTTTAGCAAAGCCTTAGTTGGGAATGATTTATGAGCTGAACTATAATCTCTGCGAATGAAACGGAGGTTAAATTGAGCTTATATCTATACCTGACTCATGCTGATTGGGCTGATGCTTGGATTAGCGGGGGAGTAGTCCCTTTTTATGTAGCAAGTCGATACAGAAGGGAAGATAGGGCTGGTATCTATACGCCTGATGAGAACCTTATCGACAGCTCGACTTTTGATGTAAAAAGAATAAACCCCTACATTAAATTTGGAGATGGTGTAATGGGGGTGGTTTTTGAGGGAAATAATTTTGGTGGGGAAGTCATTGATGGAACAGTGACCCGTTACCATGAGGATGGTTTGGTTATTTGCTTATGCGAAAAAAAAAGCAAGTTTATAGCAAAAAAACTAGGCAAAAAAGCATGCGTAAGGATTGACGATGTTGCCACGCTGAAAAAGTTAATTGATGATTATACTGGTGTTAAAGGCATAGATGGGCGTTGTTCCTATACAGCTTCGCACCATAGAAACCATTTTTTGAAGTCGACTTATGACGAGTGGCAGCAAGAATACCGACTTTTTTGGCATGATGTGCAAGATATTAAAATCCAACTGCCACCTAATATCGCTAAGCTAGAGTTCATATTGCCATAAGTGACCAAACCGTCTTCGGGCGGTTTTTAGTTTGTACTGAAAACTTCATTCAGTGAGTTCACTTTTCAGCATAAACACAATGAATCTTCGGCTGGTGGTCTCACCATTGCCGAGGGTTTACTATATCCAGCCAGCAGGAAACTCTGAATAATGGACGTTGTGATTGATGGTGTGCAATACGGGCCGTTACTTGGTTGCGGTTCAAATGTTGGTATAGCAATCAGCACCCATAACCGCCATGACGTTATATCCCGTGCACTGGACTACCATCTGAAGTATTTGCCGGTCGGTGCTGTGGTGGTTGTTATTGATGACGGCTCAACCAAACCAGTGACAGTTCCGGAAGGCGTCAGGGTCATTCGGCATGATGTTTCCCACGGTATCGTGGCCGCGAAAAACGCCAGCCTTGAAGCGCTGATTGACGCCGGTTGTGAGCACCTGTTCTTGTGGGACGATGATGCCTGGCCGATTGCTGGCGGATGGGAACAGCCCTACATCAAATCGCCTGAGCCGCATCTGGCTTACCAGTTTCAGGACTTCGCCACCGGGCAAAAATTGAATGACATTGCGGTGCTTTATCGTGATGACCAGCATGTAGCCTATACCGGTCAGCGCGGCGTGATGCTCTATTACCACCGTAGCGCCATTGAGAAGGTTGGCGGTTTCGATCCCATCTATCAGCGTGGCATGTATGAACACTCTGATTTAGCGCTGCGCATCCACAACGCCGGGTTAACCAGCTGGGCGTTCGCTGATGTCGTTGGCTCAGACAAGCTGATTTACTCACTTGATGAGAATCAGGCAATAGAGCGTTCAGTACCAAAGCCAGACCGTGAAGCGCAGGTTAAGCGCAATGTGACCATTCACAACGAGCGCCGTAACAATGGTTATACCGGTTACGCAAAGTACCGCCAGCAGCGCAATGTGGTGATCACCACGTTACTGACAAGTCAACCTGACCCACAGCGCGGCACCAAAATGACTGCATCGCCAGACCTGCTGGCTAAGTGGGCCGCGTCGGTAAAAGGTGGTGACGCAGTGGTGCTGGCTGATGAGCTGACTACCGCACCTGCAGGGGCTTCGCTTGTAGCCGTCCCTAATGTGAAAATGAACGTCTATTTTCGGCGCTGGCTGCATGTCTGGCAGCACCTTCGCGATCACCCTGAATATCACTTCGTCTGGTGTACCGATGGTACTGACGTTCAGATGCTGCGAGAGCCATGGGGAGAAATGGAACCCGGCAAAATTTACGCAGGTTCTGAACCAAAAACCTATGCCGATCCTTGGGCTAAGCAGTCGCACCCCGAATCAACCTATCAGGCGTTCATTAATGCGCACCGTAATGAGGTGATGCTTAACGCTGGCCTGCTCGGTGGCACACGCAATGATGTGATGGAAATCGCGCATGGCATCGTCCGGCTGTATTACCACATCGAATCGCTGCGCTTCTGGGGGCAGGAATCATCGGCCTCTGCTGTTGGTGACATGATGGCGTTCGGCATCGTCGCACATCGCTACAGCGACAGGCTGGTTACCGGTCCCAGCGTACATACAGTTTTTAAGTCAGATGGCATCGGTAAGGAGTTTGCCTGGTGGAAACACAAATAAAGTTTGCCATCGTTGCACATCACTCACGACTTGAAGCGGTGATGATTCTGAAGCTCACTCTGGGAGCGCACTTCCTGCTTGATGATAAAGATGGTGGTGCAAATGCTAATCACCGCCGCGCTATCGAATGGGCCGCTCAGCAGGATTGCCGGGTGGTTATCATGGAAGATGATGCACTGCTGGTCGATGGGTTCACCGATAAGGTAAAAGCCTGGCTTAACAGGTTCCCTGACGATCTCCTGTCATTCTATCTGGGGACTGGCCGACCACCACAGTATCAGTCTGAAGTAGCGACAAAGCTTATCGATAGTGACCAGCGCCAGACGGACTACATCACCATGAGCAGGCTGATACACGGCGTCTGCTACAGCATTCCTCATCATCGTATTGATGATGTGCTGCGGCGATGGGATAGCAGCAAGCCAGCTGACTATGCAGTAGGTGATGCGTATTGCGGTGATGTTATCTACCCGTGCTACTCACTTGTGGATCACGCTGACCTGCCGACTGTTGAGCGGCACCAGGACAACCAGAAACGCACAGAGCGCCGCAGGGCGTGGAGACTGGATGCCACAACGAATACCGAGAGCATGCCGCAAGCATGGGTGCGGGAAGACAACAACTGATCGCTCAGGTTACTGTGCTGACCATATCAATGAGGGCTGGCAACAGCATCAACGCGGTCAAAGCAGGCATGAGCGCGGATATGGCAGTCAATGGGATGTCAGACGTGCGAGAGTTCTTGAGCGCGATCGGCACCTCTGTCAGGAGTGCCTGCGAAAGGGCAGACCCACAGCAGCTAAGACGGTTGACCACATCATTCCGAAAGCACATGGGGGTACCGATGACGACAGCAACCTTCAGGCTTTGTGCTGGCCGTGCCACAAGGCAAAGACAGCCAGAGACAGATTCAAATGATAATGGTTATCGTTTCATGCTGTCAGGGTGCACCGTTTTGGTGCGGTCACGTCTCAGATGAGAATGACTATCATTTGAGTGGTTTTTGAAGGGGGAGGGCGGGTCGAAAGTTCCCCCCTTTCGCCTTTCAGGACCGCCGCCTAACCCTTTTTCACACCGCCGCAGGTTAGAAAACTTTTTTTGGGGTCCCCCAACCAGTTATTAATAGGAGTTTTCGATTATGCCAGGACCACCGAAAACCCCGACACATCTGGCTTTGGTGAAGGGGAACCCATCAAAACGGGCAGTAAACAAAAAAGAGCCAAAACCCCCTTCTGGGGTACCCCCAATTCCGAAGCATCTGGACAAGATGGGGAAGTACTGGTTCAAACGAATCGGCGAAGAACTTGATGCTGTCGGAGTGATGACCACTCTCGACGGTAAAGCGCTTGAGTTGCTGATCGAGGCTTACACCGAGTACCGGCAACATTGCGATGTTCTTACTGAAGAGGGCTACACCTATAAAACGGTGTCAGCTACTGGTGAGGATATTGTTAAAGCACATCCGGCAGCAGTGATGAAGTCCGATGCGTGGAAGCGCATCCGGGCAATGCTCTCTGAATTTGGCATGACCCCGGCCAGCCGTTCCAAGGTTGGCGCATCCGGGCCAGCCGAAGCCGATCCTCTGGAAGAGTTTCTTAAAAAGCGCAAATGATGAATGGCAACTGTTCAGGCTGGTATTCAGTACGCAGAAAGCGTGCTGGCTGGCGAGATCGTTGCTGGCGAACTGGTGCGCCTGGCGTGCCAGAGATTCCTCAATGATTTAGAACACGGGCCGGAACGCGGTATCTACTTCAGTGAGGACCGCGCCCAGCACATTCTCGACTTCTATAACTTCGTTCCGCATGTGAAAGGTGCTCTGGCGGGCAAGCCGATTGAGCTGATGCCCTGGCACATCTTCATCCTGATAAACCTTTTTGGATTCACCATTCCGCTGATTGATGAAATGAGCGGCAAACAGATTATGGATGATGATGGCGATCCGGTAATGGTTCGCCGGTTCCGTACCGCTTATAACGAAGTGGCACGTAAAAATGCCAAATCAACAGTTTCGTCGGGTATCCGCTCAAGCTTGGAAGGTAATAAGCGTATTTCGGTACCTGTGAAAGCCGCGCTTACCACTGTTGATGTGCCGGGTCAGATTGTGGCACCTCAGCGCCTTCCCGGTATTGACACCGCGCCTAAGCAGCGGCTTTTCATCCGTGACCTGATCGCACCGGGCCGCACGCAGTCCAACACGATTTATTATGTTCAGCAGACGGGCTTCACCAACAAGGCTTCAGTGGTGCCTGAAAACACCACCAAACCTTACAGCGAAATCGAATTCGCCGAGAAGACCACGGCTGTGCGCACGATTGCTCACATGTTCAAGGCTTCAAAGCAGATTCTGGATGACTTTGCTCAGCTGCAGTCCACCGTAGATGCGGAGATGCGTTACGGTCTTTCCTACGTTGAAGAGCAGGAAATTCTTTTCGGTGACGGCACCGGCGCTCATCTGGCGGGCATCATTCCTCAGGCCAAGCCATTCAGTGCAGCGTTTGCTGTTCAGAATGAGACGGGGATCGACATTCTTCGTCTGGCTATGTTGCAGGCGCAGCTTGCCCGTTTTCCGGCGTCCGGTCACGTGCTGCACTTTACCGACTGGGCGAAAATCGAACTGAGCAAGGATACGCTGGGGCGTTACATTCTGGCTAATCCATCACAGCTGACCACGCCTACCCTGTGGGGCCTGCCAGTCGTAGCCACCGAAGCTGCTCAGTTCCTGGGTAAATTCCTGACGGGTGCGTTCAATTCCGGTGCGCAGATTTTCGACCGCGAAGAAGCAAACGTTGTGGTTTCCAGCGAAAACGCCGACGACTTTGAGAAAAACATGATCACTATCCGTTGTGAAGAGCGTCTGGCGCTGGCGGTGTATCGTCCTGAAGCGTTTGTGTATGGCTCTCTGACTGGATCAGGCAGCTAATCATTAAAGCGGTCTTCGGGCCGCTTTTAAGGGATTCTCATCATGATCATTGCAATTGAAACGGTCAGAGAGCATTGCCGTATTGATGCTGACGATAACAGTGAGGACTCGCTGTTAATAATCTACATCGGAGCGGCAAAGCGGCACATTGAGAAATGGACACGCCGAAATCTCTATGAAACCAATGCTGATGCCGGGTTTGATACCGATGAGGATCGTCTTCTGCTTGATGATGATATTCGCCTGGTCATATTGCTATTGGTCGGCCACTGGTACGCAAACCGCGAAGCGGTCAGCGACAAAAATACCAGCGAAATGCCTCTGGCGGTCGATGCGCTCCTTCAGCCTTACAGGATATATGGCCTATGACAGGCCTGGCTGCTGGCGAGCTCAATAAACGCATCAGGGTTCAGCGCACTGAGTCAGAGCGCGGGCCGCTGGGTGAAGTGTTACAGGGGCAAGTTGTAATCAGCTCGCCATTTATATGGGCTAAAGCTGAAAACATATCAAACCGCAAAATACGCAGTATGGATCAGCAGCAGATTGTGGAGACATGGCAGTTCACCATCCGGTCACGCAGCGATGTTCAGACGGACTGGAAAATAAGCTGGGGGAGTGAGATTTACACAATCAGGGCTGTTGACCGCAGCAGCCGGGATCGTGCTGTCATCACAGCTGAAAGGGATGTGCGTCATGATTGAATCAGGCATCTACAAATCCCTTCAGTCACTTTCCGAACTGGAAGTCTATCCACTTCTGATTCCTGACACTGAGCAACAAGGGATTACCTATCAGCGTATTTCTGACCCCGAGATTGAAAGCGGTCTTGTCAGAACGTCTTTGGTGGCGGGACGATTCCAGATTTCCTTTGTGAAAGTCTCTGACTACTCGGGCTTGCTGGCGCTTGATGCTCAACTCTGGCAGATGTGGAAGGGAATCCGGTATGGTGATATTGGCGGCTATCCGGTTCAGTACGTTGAGCGCGGTTCGCTGCAACAGGATAAATTCACGCTGCCCAACAACGCAGTGCAGTACCGCCTGACCAGAGATTTTATTATCTACTTCAGTGAGGTCTGAGCATGCTGAGAATGGAAGTTACAGGTCTTGATGAGCTTGAGCGCCAGCTGATTGCCTTGGGTGAAAAAGCCGGAACAAAGGTGTTACGTGAAGCTGGCCGGGCAGCTCTCCAGGTGGTTGAGCAGGATATGAAAGAGCATGCGGGTTATGACGAGTCAGCGAAAGGGCCGCACATGCGTGACTCTATCAAAATCCGTTCAACAACCCGGGCTAAAGGTAACGCCGTTGTCGTGCTGCGGGTCGGTCCGAGTAAGCAGCATTACATCAAGGCACTGGCTCAGGAGTTCGGTACGGTTAAGCAGATTCCTGATCCCTTCATTCGCCCGGCGCTGGATTACAACAAATCCCGCGTTCTCCGAATCCTCGCGGTAGAAATACGGGACCGCATTCAAAACAACGGGTAGCAGCCGCTACCAACTTCAAAGAGAGAGAAAGTCATGGCTGATAAAACTTCGCCAGAATACGCGATGCTGCCTGCAGGAACCGTAGTGAAATGGGGGCCATCCGGCGCCGCTGTCTCAGCGATGAAGCCGCTGATTAACTGTAAGGCGCTGGGCGCTACCGGCCAGACCGGCAGCTTTGTGGACTGCACCACGCTGATTGATAAGAGCAAACAGTTTATTTCTGACCTGCCGGAAGGCCCGGAAAAATCGCTGGGCTTCATTGATGATCCTGCTAATACCGATTTTGCAGACTTCCTGAATGCCGCGCAAAACCGCCAGACGGTCCAGTTCTACGTTGAACTGCCGAATGGTCGCACCGCCAACATGGTACTGGCGCTGTCCGGCTGGCAGATGAATGAAATCACCGCGCCAGCAAGTGAGGTGATTCAGATTACCGTTCAGGGTAAACAGAATAACATCGAGTGGGGCGTAGTCGCAGGCTCCTGATTTCCATCAGCCACGCCGCCTGAATGGCGGCATTTACCACTTACGGGATCGAATAATGTCCGAGAAAAAATTCAGTGCGGCCACGTTAAAAGCAGTTCTGCTACAGCCTAAGTCTACCGCCATCAAAACAGAGCTGCTGGGCGCTCAGGTATACATCCGCCGCCGTACTGCCGGTGAGCTTATCCGCTACGAGGAAGAGCTTGATGCGGCGCAGGCGACCGGCAATATCCGTGCAATTTCAGAAATGAGCGTCCAGCTGGTTCTCGACAGCCTGGTTAATCCTGATGGTTCAGCCATCAAGCCTGAACTGCTTCCGACTGCAGCGGAGCTGCTGGACGCTCACGATAACCCGGCGCTGATGGCCGCTATTGAACGCGTCAAAACGCATGCCATTGGCAAACTGGACGCCGCCGAAAAAAACTGACCGGCTCGTCATGGCTGCAGCTGATCTTCTGGCTGGCTGACAGGTGGGGTGAGCCTGACCCGTCAGTCATAGCCGCATTACCGTGCGATACGCTGAACCACTGGCGAGCTTACTTTCTACAGCAGGGCATCCTGACCCGCTCCGAACCACAATCCGCAAACACCGCAAACGACACCAGGCAGAGCACGCCCACGCACAGCGTGGATCAGCAGTGTGACGCCGTAATGAGGGCGTTAATGTAATGGCTGACGTAGCATCGCTGGCGGTAGGGTTACACCTCAACGCCGCAAATTTTAAAAGCCAGCTAGTCGGTGCCTACGGCGACGCCGGTAAACAGTCCCGCCAGTTCAACAGACAGGCGCAGGACGATGCGAAAAAAACGGAAGAGGCTTACGGGCGCGTAAATTCTGCCGTTCGCGGACTGGCAGGGCGGATCGCCGGGCTGGCTGGCGTAGGACTGTCACTGGGTACCATTATCCAGACATCGCGGCAGTATTCTCAGGCGCTGTCTGACCTGTCATCCATTACCGGCGCAACCGGTAATAAGCTGCGTGATCTGGATGCGGCTGCACAGCAGATGGGGCGCACTACCGAGTACAGCGCCAGTCAGGCTGTTGAGGCGCTGAAGCTGATGGCGTCAGCGAAACCGGAGCTGCTTGATACGGCTGATGGTTTGCAAAAAGCGACCAATAGCGCACTGCTGCTGGCTCAGGCGGGCGGCAGCACGCTGCCGGATGCCACCAGAACGCTGGCGCTGTCACTGAATCAGTTCGGTGCCGGTGCTGAGCAGGCCGACCGTTATATAAACGTCCTGGCAGCCGGTGCGAAATTTGGCGCATCCGAAATTAACGACACTGCCGCCGCGATTAAAAATGGTGGCGTGGCCGCCGCACAGGCCGGAATCGGGTTTGAAACGCTGAATGCCGCCATTCAGGTGCTGGCGTCGCGTGAAATTAAAGGGGGTGAAGCGGGTACGGCGCTGCGCAACATTATCCTCAGCCTTGAAAAAGGCACAGATAAAACGCTCAAACCGTCCGTTGTAGGGCTCAGTAAGGCGCTGGAAAATCTGGCGGGAAAAAACCTTTCAACCGCGCAGGCCGTAAAACTGTTTGGCGTTGAGAACATCAACGCCGCGTCTATTCTGACGGGCAATCGCGGCAAAATTGATGAGCTGACCAAATCCCTCACCGGCACGCAGACGGCGCATGAACAGGCAGCAGTAAGGGTGAACAACCTGAACGGCGATCTGATGGGGCTGACCAGCGCTTTTGAAGGGCTGATCATCAAAGTGGGTCAGTCTGGCAGCGGACCTCTGCGTTCCGGAATCCAGGCAATTTCTGAAGGCATCAATACGCTTTCCGATAACTTTAACGCCGTTGCCTCTGTCGCGCTTTATACGCTCATTCCCGTACTGTCCACAAAGCTTACTGCAGGACTAAGGGAAAATATCTCAGGCTGGGCGGCGAACGAAGCCGCAGTCCGAAAAAATGCTTTGCAGCAGGCCGAGACGGCGAAGCAGACCATCGCCGCCGCACAGGCTACCCGCCAGCAGGCACAGGAAGAGGCCCGCTATCTGGGTACGCGCACAGCGGCAAACGCCGCAGCGGGTATCAATGTTGGCTATCAGAAAGAGCAGGTCGCGCTGAGCCGCACCATCCGTGAGTCCAGAATTGCGGAAACAGCAGCAACAGAGCGGCTGGCGGCGGCTAATGCACAGCTCTCCGTCACTGCCCGCGCTGCCTCCGTTGCGTCCGGGCTGGCGCGTGGTGCGCTGTCGCTCATCGGCGGTCCGGTTGGTGCGGCGATGCTTGCCGGTTCCGCGCTGCTTTATTTCCATGAGCAGGCAAAGCAGGCGCGTCAGTCTGCACTCGATCTCAGGGGTGCTGTGGTTGAAACCACCGCCGCTCTGATGCAGCTTTCGGACAAGCAGCTTTCAGTAAAACAGCTCGATCTGCAGGACCAGTATGAAAATCAGGTCACGCAGAGAAACCAGCTGATTAAGGAAATTCAGGACGCTGACAGCCGTATGGACAGCCTGAAGGGGTTTGATCCCTTCGGTCAGCTTGCCGGTGTTGAGAAAGGGAAGACCCGCGCAGAAGCCGACCTTGAATCCGTGAACGGCGGTCTGCAAACGCTTAAAGACAATATGGAGAACGTCGATAAAGCGCGGTTCCTGGTGAAAACGGGCATTGCTGATTCTGCTAAAAACCTCAAAAGCGACGTGCAGGCTGCAACAGCGGCAGCAGCTGAGGCCGGTAAAGTCGCATCGCCGTGGGGCGGAGAGGACCCGGCTAAGGCTGACAAAAAAGGCGCTCAGGCGCTGAAGCAGTTTACTGCGCTGCGTAACGAGATTGAGCAGGCGCACGCCTCAAGCCTGGAAAAAATCAATCTTCAGGAAAAGGTATCGCAGGAAAAAATTCTGAAGGATGCCAAAGCTGCTGGTGTGAGTCAGGCGGAGGTGCAGCGCGTACTGACCCTGAATGCGGCTAATTATCAGCGCCAGCGTCAGGAACTGGCCGAGCAGTACTCACCGGCTAAAGCCATTATCCGTCAGGAGTCCGAAGCCAGCCGCAACCTGAAAGAGCTGTATGACGCCCGCCTGGTCACTGAGCAGGAGTACCAGTCAGCCCGCATTACGCTGGCAAACGATTCTGCTCAGAAGATGATTCAGGCGCAGGCCAGCCAGGCTGCCGCGCCAAAGCTCAACATAGCCGGAGAAGTTGATCCGGTTGCGCAGCTCCAGAATCAGCTGGTGCAGCAGCAGAGCCTTTATACTGCTTACTATGAAAATAGCAGGCTGAATAAGGAACAGTACGAAGCGCTGATGCAGAAGTCATCACGGGATTCGGCAGACGCTCAGTATCAGGCTGCGCTCAATCTGTATGCCGGGCAGAGCACACTGAATAAAGGGATCGTGAGCCTGGCGGAAACGGCGGCGGAGAGAACGACTAACTCCCTGACCGGTTTGCTTACCGGCACGCAGTCTTTCCGGGAAAGTATTTCAAATCTGTTTGCCTCGCTGGCGCAGAGCGTTATCAAAAGCCTGATTGAGATGACCGCGCAGGCACTGCTGACTAAAACAGTGCTGTCATCCTTTATGAGTTTTGGCGGGGCTGCAGTCGGCGCTGCCGGAGCAGCGGGAGCCGGTGCCGCTGCTTCTGCCGGGAGTACCGGTGCAATGGGGATGAGTACCAGCTTTCAGGCATACGATGGCGGCGGATTCACCGGGACAGGTGGAAAATATGACCCGGCTGGCGTGGTTCACAAGGGTGAGTTCGTCTTTACCAAAGAGGCCACCGAGCGTATTGGCGTTGAAAATCTTTACGGGATGATGCGCGGATACGCCAGCGGCGGGCTGGTAGACACTCCCACGGAGCGACCCGCTGCGCTGCCCGGTAGTGGCCGCACGGGTGGCAATACCATTATTCAGGTAGATGCCCCGGTAACGATCATGCAGGAAAGCGGGGCCGGTGACGCATCCGCTACGGGAACCTCGGCGGCAGCCTCACAGCTCAAATCTATCGTTCAGCAGACGATAACGGACAGGCTGAAGAAGGAAATTTCACCGGGCGGAATTCTTTATAGCGGTCGGAGCTGATTATGGCGACAGATACATTTACCTGGGCGACGCGCATTCAGGCGAGCGAACAGCTCAGCGTTTCCACCATTCAGGCGCAGTACGGCGATGGTTACAAACAGGTTGCCGGGAAAGGGATCAACGATGCTGCTGAAAGCTGGTCGCTGAGCTGTAACGGTCAGGTGCCCGCTATGGCGTCTGTCCGGGCGTTCCTGAAAACCCACGTCACCACCTCATTCTGGTGGACAAATCCATGGGGCGAGAAAAAACTGTATCGGGTGAAAGCAGATTCGATTAATCCGAAGTTTATCAATGGCGGATTTGCCGAGATCAGCTTTACCTTCGAACAATCTTTCGAACCGTGACATGTCACGACAGCAACAGGGCGCTTATGCGCCCTTTTTTATTGGGTGAAAAATGAGTTTTAACCAGGACATTCAGGCGCTGGAGCCGGGGAGTCTGGTCCAGCTGATAGAGATTGATGGCACGGACTTCGGCCTGGACACCGTGCTGCGCTTTCATGCCTACAACCTGCCGACCGAGGGCTGGCAGTCTTTCGCAGCAGAAAACCTCCCTTCAATCATCTGGCAGGGAAAAGAGTACGATCCGCATCCGTATGAGCTCACCGGCATGGAGATGAGCAGCACTGGTTCCCAGCCCACACCAAAGTTGTCTGTGGGCAACGTGGGCAACTATGTCACCGCGCTGTGTCTGCAGTTTGACGACATGGTTAAGGCGAAGGTGCGCATCCATACCACGCTGGCAAAGTATCTTGATGCGGCTAACTGGACAGCAGGCAACCCCAACGCTAATCCGCAGGAGGAGCGGGTACAGCTGTTTTATGTGAATGCGAAAACATCCGAGACACGCGCTCAGGTGGATTTTGAACTCTGTTCTCCCTTTGACATTCAGAGTCTGCAGTTGCCTTCACGTCAGATTACGCCGGTATGCACCTGGTGCATGCGCGGCTGGTATCGCACCGGCACTGGCTGCGATTATGCTGGCAATCGTTACTTTGCAAAGGATGGCACTCCAACGAATGACCCGTCTAAAGATGTTTGTGGCGGACGCCTGGCTGACTGTAAGGCCCGGTTTGGTGAAGACCAGCCGCTGCCATTCGGCGGGTTCCCGGCTGCAAACCTTCAGGGCAAATAACCATGCGTAAAAAAATTCTTGAGGCGATACGTGAACACGTCGCTGCCGAATACCCGAAAGAGGCTTGCGGTCTGGTCATTCAGTCTGGCCGGACCCAGACCTACGTCCCCTGCAGGAATATCGCTGAATCGCCGACTGAGCATTTCACGCTGTCGCCGGAGGATAAGCGGGCAGCGGAAAAGCAGGGTGACATTCTGATGGTCATCCATTCGCACCCCGATGTGCCGCAGCTTATCCCGTCAGAACGTGACCGGGTTCAGTGCGACTTTTCCGGCGTGGAGTGGGGGATCATGTCGTGGCCGGATGGCGACTTCTGCACTATCAGCCCGCGTACCGACCGCGACTACACAGGTCGCCCCTGGCTGATTGGCGGTAATGACTGCTGGACACTCATTATGGACTACTACCAGCGTGAGCACGGCATCACTCTGAAAAACTGGTCTGTTGATTATGAATGGTGGGTGGACGGCAAAGAAAATCTGTATGACGACAACTGGCAGGCTGAGGGGTTTGTGGAGATTGAACCAGCGGAAATGCGTGAGGGCGACATGATCATGATGCGCATCAGCGCCCCGGTAACAAACCACGCCGCAATCTATCTGGGCAACAATATCATTCTTCATCATAACGCCGGGAGCCTCTCTACACGGGTGCCTTATGGCGAATACTGGCGCAACCGTACCGTTCGCATCGTGCGTAGAAAGGAGCTGATGGATGCTTAAAACCATGCGACTAAAAGGCCGGATGGCAAAAATGTTTGGTCAGGTGCACCAGTTTCACGTCGCCGATTTGCGGGAGCTGCTGCGTGCGATGTGCTCACAGGTGCCGGGGTTCAAAAAGTATGTGTCAAACGCCCACCTCAACGGCGTGCGATTCGCGTTCTTCAGCGGCAAAGATAATATCGGACTGCAGGAGTTCGACATGTCCTCAGCGGCGACCGAATTTCAGATGGAGCCGATTCTGGAGGGTTCGAAGCGGGGCGGTACGTTGCAGATCATCATCGGAGCCGTTGCGATTGTGGCCGCATTCTTCACCGCTGGTGCGTCACTGGCTGCATACGGTGCGGCTATCGGGACCACGACTGCAGTCGGCCTGGCAACCACAGCACTGACCAGTATCGGTATTAGCATGCTGCTGGGTGGTGTCGTACAGATGCTGACGCCGCAACCCAAGCTCAACGTGGGTGCCTCATCCAGCACGGACAATAAGCCAAACTATGCGTTCGGTGCGCCGGTGAATACCGTTGCCATGGGGTATCCGGTTCCGGTTCTTTACGGTACGCGTGAAATTGGCGGGGCGATCATCAGCGCGGGAAGCTTTACCAGCGATCAGCAGTGAAAGTTTCCAGCTCGAAAATGACGCGGTTGTTAACTACTCAGAAGAAAAAAATTCACTGGCAAAGAAGTTTGTCAGCGGTTGCATATACAACCGCCGTCAGCAGTAAAAGCTGCTCGTTAAAAAGAAGCCCGTTTGGTTCCAACCATGTATTCAACAGTCTTTAAAATTTCGTTCATTGCACTGTTATTGAAAGCCTTTAATTCAGTTATGAACTCTATTCTTTCTTCAAAGGGCAATTTCGCGACAATAGAAATTAGCTCTTGTTTAACAGTGCCAGACTCCAGCGCAGATACCGTTTGATGCTCAGATGACGTGTTTACTTGAAATTTAAAAGATTCTTTCGCCATGAAAATTTTTCTCCCTGAAGTTTTCAGTCCTCTGTAATGGTCTTTTGGCCTTTGATAAGGACTTGCTGGGTTGCATTTCGATTAATCATACATACTTAAGTAAATAAGAAAAATCCTGATATTTTAACAGTGACTAAATGAAACCACCTTCCGGTGGTTTTTTTATGGGGGAAATATGCGTCTTCTCGAAGGTGCCGTGATTCAGGGCAGTAAGGGTGGTGGCGGTGGCAGCGCTCATACTCCGGTCGAACAGCCAGATGATCTGCTTTCTATCGCAAAATTAAAAATGCTGCTGGCTATATCAGAGGGTGAGATTCAGGGTGATTTAACCGCGCAACAGATTTACCTGAACGACACCCAACTGGCGAACGAAGACGGCACCTACAACTTCACCGGCGTAGTGTGGGACTGGCGTAAAGGTACGCAGGACCAGACCTATATTCAGGGTATGCCTGAAGTCGATAATGAGCTTTCTGTTGGAGTTGCAGTAACGCAGGCAATCGCCTGGACCCGCCAGTTTACCAATCTGGCACTGGATGCCGTTCGCATTAAGCTGAGCTTGCCGGTTCAGTATCAGTATAAAGACAATGGCGATATGGTCGGTACCGTAACGCAGTATGCCATTGATCTCTCAACTGACGGTGGTTCATGGGTCACGGTGGTGGACGGAAGGTTTGACGGTAAAACTACGTCTGAATATCAGCGCGATCATCGCATCGACTTACCTAAAGCCACATCTGGCTGGTCAGTCAGGGTGCGTAGAATTACCGCTGATTCCTCATCATCAAAGCTTATTAACGCTTTCAAAGTTTTTTCGTTCGCAGAGGTCATCGACAGCAAACTGCGCTACCCCAATACCGCGCTGCTGTATATCGAGGTTGATGCCAGTCAGTTCAGCGGTCAGGCACCAAAAGTAACGTGCAAGCCAAAAGGGCGGCTGGTTCGCGTGCCGACAACCTATGATCCTGTTTCACGTAGTTATGCCGGAACGTGGCAGGGTGATTTCAAATACGCCTATACCGATAACCCGGCATGGATTTTCTATGACCTGGTGCTGGATAAAATATTTGGTATGGGGACGCGTGTCGATGCCACCATGATCGACAAGTGGGAGCTTTACAGTATTTCGCAGTACTGCGATCAGATGGTGTCTGACGGCGCAGGCGGAACGGAGCCGCGCTTTACCTGTAACGTGTTCATACAGAGTCAGCAGGATGCGTATACTGTTCTGAAGGACATTGCGGCGATATTCCGTGGCATTACGTTCTGGGGCAACAGCCAGATTTTCGTCAATGCTGACGTGCCGCAGGTTGACTCTGACGGCAACGTTGATGTTGATTTCGTTTACCACGCGGCGAACGTTATCGATGGTCTGTTCACTTATGCGGGCGGCAGCTACAAAAACCGCTATACGTCATGCCAGTCGAGCTGGTCCGATCCGGTCAATCACTATTCTGACACCGTTGAAGGCGTTTACGATTCCGATCTGGTGCAGCGCTACGGCGTTCGCGAGATGAGCCTGACAGCCATCGGCTGCACGTCACAGAGCGAAGCACATCGACGCGGGCGGTGGGCTATTCTCTCCAACGCCAAAGATGGTACGGTTTCATTTGGCGTCGGCCTGGACGGTTACATTCCTATTCCCGCTGAGATTATCGGTGTGGCAGACCCATTCCGCAGCGGTAAACAGAACGGTGGCCGCATCAGCTCGGTTAACGGCCTGCGCATCACGCTGGACCGCCAGGTTGATTATGCAGCAGGTGATCGGCTGGTGGTAAACCTGCCGGATGGTACCGCACAGACCCGGACGATCGGCAGCATCAGCGCGGATAAGAAAACGGTCAGCGTTAACACCTCTTTCCGTATCACGCCGGTGGCGGGAGCGGTATGGGCTATCGACAGCTATAATCTGGCAATCCAGTATTTCCGCATCACCTCAGTAGCCGGGAACGATGACGGGACGTTTACCATTACCGGTGTGCAGCACGACCCGAATAAGTACCGCTACATTGACGATGGTGTGCGCATTGAGCCAGCTCCAATCACCGTCACGCCCATAAGTGTGCTGAAGGCACCTGCCAACATCACAATCAGCGAAGTCAGCTTTGTTGAGCAAGGTCTTTCTGTCTCCTCGATGCAGGTAACATGGGATCGTGTTGAGGGCGCTATCAGCTACGTGGCTCAGTGGCGCAAGGATAAGGGCGACTGGGTAAACGTCAGCCAGACCAGCGCACAGGGTTTCAGCATTCAGGGTATCTATACCGGCGTTTATGATGTGCGAGTGCGCGGCGTTAACGCGGCAGAGATTTCTTCTCCGTGGGGTTATGCTGACTCAACTTCGCTGACGGGCAAGGCTGGTAAGCCAGGTACTCCGGTTAATCTCCGTGCCACCGATAACGTGGTATGGGCGATTGACGTGACGTGGGCGTTTCCTGATGGTTCCGGTGATACCTCCTACACAGAGGTTCAGGTGGCAACAACGGCAGACGGGCAGAATCCGCAGTTTCTGGCTTATGTTCCGTATCCCGGCGTCAGCTACCAGCACGGACCCATGCCCGCTGGCGTTCGCCGGTGGTACCGCGCCCGGCTGGTGGATCGTATAGGCAATACTGGCGACTGGACGAAGTTTGTCGAAGGGGCCAGCAGTGTTGATGCGACCGCGTTGCTGGGCGACATCACAGAGCAGGTTCTCAAGACGGATGCCGGTAAGCAGCTCATTGCCAAAGTCGATACCAACATCGATGCCATGCTGCAGAATGCGCTGAACCTCGACGCAACTGTTGATCATCAGATGGCTGAGTCGGGCAAAAACCGCGCAGACATTCTGACGGTAAAACAGACTCTTGCCACAAATGAGCAAGCCTATGCTCAGAAGTTTGAACAGATACAGGCGACGGTAGACCAGAACACCGCAGTTGTTCAGCAGACCTCGACGGCGCTGGCTGACACCAACGGCAAGCTATCAGCACAGTACTCAGTAAAAGTCGCCGTGGACAGCAACGGTCGCCAGTATGCGGCTGGCATGGGGATTGGCGTAGAGAACAGTCCTTCCGGCATGCAGACGCAGGTGCTGTTTCTGGCTGACCGCTTTGCCGTAATGTCGCAGGTAGGTGCAACACCGAAGACCTTCTTTGCCATTCAGAACGGGCAGACCATCATCAATCAGGCATTCATCGGTGAAGCGACTATTACAAGCGCCATGATCGCTGCCTACATCCAGTCTACTAACTACGTGGCCGGAACTACTGGATGGAATCTTAATAAAGATGGAACATTTTCAATGAATGGTTCAGTTGCGGGAGAGGGGCGCTGCAAGCTTGAGAGCACCGGCCTTTCAGTTTTATCAGCTGACGGATCACTAGTCCAAGTAGGAAGGCTGACGGGAGTATTCTGATGGCTAAATGGGGGTTCGGAACATGGGATTCAGCTGGCAGAGACACAAACACAGGGATAGTGAGAATACTATCAGCAGGGACGCTAGTGGTTACAAACGGCCAGAAAAGCGGAAGTTTCACATTTGCTGTTCCGCCCGGGTATGTTCTGGACTACAACTTTCAGGCCAATATGGACGCACCGCCACAAGGCCGAAGAAGGATAAGTATATCAGGCAACACCGCCACGATAGTTGCGGCGGGTGATACAGACTATTCTGCCGGTTCTCTCCAGGCCTTTGCAGGTACCTTTCTTTTCTTTGTCAGGAAGTAAACATGGAATTTGGCGTCGCTCTGACTGACGATGCGGGCAATCCTTTTTATATTAAAGGAACAATGCCTTTGACGCTGATTGGGAAAATGAGCTTCAGCATTCCCGCGGGCGGATTGGGCTCATCAGTAATTCACCCAAATGATTCGGTGGTGAGGCTTTTCTACTACGACCTGACCGGAGCCGATGGATATGCCTTCTATTCAAGAGATTCATCCGGTCAAGGTATTCTCACTTACGGAGGTAATTCAACGTCCGCGGTCATCACTCTTTATATCTTCGGCTACCAGTACCAGACTCCGCCTGCATACGGGATTGCCATTTTTGATAATGCCAGCCCGAGACGTTGCATTATTCACAATCTGTCGAAAGTGCTGAGCAATGTGCAAAGCCTCGGCACGGAAGGCGCTGACTCTGCCGGATATAACATTTCGCAATCTCTTTCAGGTCGATGGGCAGTCAGCCCTGTTATGACCGGGGTGATTAATGGCGTGATCAATCAGGGAGCGCAAAACTATCCCTTTCAGTCGCTTTTCTATGCGCGATCTATTTTCAATGGGTCAACGTCTGCTCTAGGCTCCGTGCTCGACAAGGGAACCCCTGCTGGTGGCACCGGCAACGTCACCTACACGAACTTCAGGAACAGAATATTTGCCGTGGATGTCAGTCGCTATTAAATTAATCGATCTTTGAAATCCATCAATTTGTTTGATGTGTTTAAGATGTGAATGTATAAGAGGGATAAATTAAACAAGGATGGAAATTATGAAAAAGATTTTGTTATGTCTGGCCGTATCCGCTCTCGCAGGTTGTCAGACTTTGCCACCCCAGCAGTGCTCTGCAACCGCCCGGATAGGCGGTCAGGACGTTGTCGTCCCGGTTTATGGAATTAAGAAAGTCGCCAATCAGACACAGTACTACGCGGGTAATCCATTCGGATGGAAGTGGGTTTCGAAGTCAAACTTCAACGAAAGCACCTGCGATAAATAGTAAATAACTCAAATCAATGAACCCGGCCACCGCGCCGGGTTTTTTATTGCCCGGAGAAAGCTATGCCAGCAGGCACTATTGCACTAACTAATAATTCAACCGCGGTCACCGGAACCGGGACATCATTTACAGCAGAGCTTAAAGCTAACGATTTCATTGTCACGGTTGTTGGAGGTGTGACATACACGCTGGGCGTGCAGTCAGTTAACTCAGCTACGAGTGTGACACTTACTACGGCATATAACGGCCCGACTGCATCAGGGGTAGCATGGACGGCTTTGCCAAACTCTGCCCTGGTAGCCATTACGGCACAGGTAGCAGCAGATGTAGCTAAGGCCATTCGGGGGCTAAATCTTGATAAGGCAAACTGGCAACAGGTATATAGCGCGAGTGGAAATATCACAGTCACTCTTCCTGATGGCAGCCAGTTCAGCGGTCCCGGCTGGAACTACTTATCGACTCAGCTAGGAAACAAGGCTAATTCTTCCGATGTGCTCACAAAGCAGGACAACCTGAACAGCGTTGCCGATAAGAAAACAGCCAGAACGAATCTTGCAGCTACAACAGCTCGCGTACTCACTGAGGGCTCCGGAAATGACTGGTATGGGAGTTTCTCCTCTACGCTCGACTTAGGCATGAAGCTTCATGCGGACACTCCAAATACAGTAAGCCCTTGGGATGCACCTTCTCAGTATTCCCTTGTTAACTACTTCCCGTCACCTAACGCTAACGTAGGTACAGCTATAGCGAGCACATGGGGATCATCAGGTGATTACTGGCTTAACTCCAGAAACTCTGCTTATCCCGGTTATCAGGGCTGGAAGGGATGGTCGAAGCTCTGGCATTCACGCAATACAACTGTCGACAGTAACGGCTTTATCAAACGCGCTTCGCCAATCGTAAAGCTGTTCTCCGATGGGACATGCGAAGTTAACGACCAGGCCAGCGGAGTGACCTCTGAGCACGTCAGTGAAGGTGTATATCGCATTACAGGCACGCAGGGATTTAACTCAGATGCTGCATGGGGCGGTCCTGATGGTGGTATCGGTCTGCCTAAAGATCGCAACGACCTTGCATTGTTATGGGTCGATTACGAAGTGGGTGTATCAGGCGACCTGCTTATCAAGACGTTCCATCGTCAGCATAGCTCAGCGCCAGCCTTTGCGCGTAACGAAGTGACGGGATATGAAGATGGTGCACCAATAGACATACCTGCTGGACGCTGGGTGGACCTGCGTGTTGAGGTTTATTCCAAAGAAGAAGCTCCGGTAGATGAGCCCGGCGCAATACCTGAAAGTAACGATCAGCAGGGGTCATAAAAAAGCCCCGGCGACGGGGCAGCTACAGACCGCGCCAGTCTAAGCAGGCTGCGGGGTGGGTCATTTGAGATTAGTCACTCCCCACCGCCTGCGCCAACTAAAAACCCTGTCACCTCAAAGCCTTTACAAATCTGGCCACCGCTCCGCCTTGATCAAAAGTACCGATTGATATTACTGTTTATACATACAGTATTTATCAGAGGAGGATTTATCATGGCGAGAGAGAGTGACATACACGCGGCGTTCACTGGAGCGATAACGAAGGACGGCCGGGGGCGTCAGATTGTCACCACTGCGGCATTCCAGAAGCGGTTGGATGACGTTAATCACGTGTGGACGCTGCAGGAGTGCAACCGGTGGATTAGGCGTTACCAGAATTTCTTCTTCGAACTGGTCACAGAGGAGACCGAGAATAAAACGTGGTCGTTACGCAACATGGGATACGTGAGGTAATTATGGGGTTTCCATCACCAGCGTCCGATTACATCGAGCGGCGCATCGACCTGAACGATGTACTGATGCCTCACCGCAACAACATGATCCTGATTGAGACGCCTGACGGGTTTGTGCTGGCTGACAAATCACTGAAGCCAGTGCCGGGCGACAAGGTCGCTTTCCAGATAGGCGAGTTCCCGCAACTGGGCAGATTGTTCAGTACAGGGATTGTCACCTCAGACGGCGAGACGATCGACGGAGAGGGCATGGAAGGGATTATCGTGCTGGGCAAAGTAACTGCTGAAATAGTGTCGGTTTATGAACAATGCCGCCCCACGATTTAAGGTTTATCCTAATCGAACAGGTCTCATAGTGACGTATCTCTGTTAGCATGAGCTCAAGTAAAACTGACAGGATTAATTGATGAAAAATTTAGCCGTCGCGCTGATAGCTCTGGGGCTAGTGGGATGCACTAACCCATATAATTATCGTGAGGATCAAGAGGTTTTAGCGTCATATACGACGGCAAAAACCCCAGAAGAGACTCAAGAGTGCATTTTAGCTGCATGGCAGAAAAATCCACTTATGTATCAAATTATTCCTCAGAAAACAGGTAAGTATTACAGCGTATTTTCTGGAGCAGATAACGCAGATGTATTTGCAGATGGCGAGGTGACGCGGATAAACTTTTACTCTCTTCGTGGCGCTCTGGACGTCACAAATGGCATAGAAAAACGTAAGGCTGCAATCAAAACCTGCTTATGATTTTCCGCCCGGCACCTTCCGGGCGTTACTTACTTAACACTCGCGTTCACGGGTGTTTTATCAAGGTCAGGAATGAGGTCGCTTCTTTTATCCTGCAACTCTTTGAATCGGTCATGCAGGGAGCGGGGATAAAGTTCTGTATATATTTGCCACAATGTCTTAAGTGAACGGTGTCCTGTTACTTGGGCTACTTCCTCGATCACAAATCCCGCCTCAAAAAGCCTACTGGCTCCCTCTCTGCGCAGGTCATGGTATCGAAGGTCTTCAATGCCTAACTTGTTCCTTTCTTCACCAAACACGATTGAAATCCTTTTGTGCCTGTAGGGAAAAATCAGATCGCTGGTTTTAGGCTGCATCATGACTATGTCCCAGGCATCACCAAGCAGCGCGACGTACATGTGATTACCCATCTTTTTACGTGGGTGCTTACGATCGCGAACGAGTATGGCTTTCTGCTGATGATCGATATCATCCCACCTCAAGCGAGTTACCTCGCCAATCCTCATGCAAGACAATATCGAAAAAAGAAAAATGCGGTGAAATGGAATTTTTTTGTATGAATGACGCGACCGCTCTTCAAGTGCAACCAGAAGGGCATCCGTTTCATCTTTGGTAGGTCGGCGGCTTCTTTTTTGAGAGTGAGCGATCATCCCCAATTTGCTCATCTGATATTTGGCAGAACGATAACACTCCATATCAAATGCTATGTTGAACATAGGCGATGCCGAAGCCAGGACAGCACCGATAAAGGTGATATCGTTTCTAATGGTTGAAGGGCCGGCACCTTGGTCAGCCCTCAGCTTGGCGTGATTTATGAAAGTGTTTGAGCTGAAGTCTTTGAGAGGTACGCTGCAAATTTCGCAGCGACTAATCAGGCTTAAGGATGAGGCCTTGCTTGCACTATAAGTTATGCTGGGGTGGCTGATATACATCTTCAGCAAATCGCCAAAGAGGGTGCCATTCTTTTTATTCTCAACAGGTATGCCGTTCTTTTCGATGTCGGCAACCCTGATGACACCCCATGATTTTGCCTCAGACTGCTTGGAGAAAGTCTCTCTTTCACGGTGAACTACTACCCCTTCGTTTTTTACTGCTACAGTACAGCGATAACGAAACTCACCCTTAGTCGTCTTTCTTTTTTCAATAACGTAGTAAGCCAT